GTTGCAGCAGATTTAAGAAACGGAACCATCGGCAGCGATCCGACCAATAATGAACCAAAAGCAGATTTACTATTTCGTGCCGGAATGATCAGCAATAAAAATTTAAAAATCGGAGTTCTTTACGAAATCTTTGAAGCAATTGACTTTCAGAAATATGGTTTTGAAATCGGGCAACAAATTAATATTACAGAAAAACTAAAATTCATTCCAACACTAGAAGGAACTATAATAGTTCGCGAAAGTTTGAATTTTTTAAACGCTGGTGCAAACGGCGAACTAATTTTTATGCTTACCAAAAATTTAGGAATTTCAGCAATTGCAAATTACAGTACAAGAACGGATTTGACTTATTATTATGGTGGTAAAAATTATAAGTTTAGTGGTTACGTAGGTTTTATTTGGCGTTTTGATCCTTATGTAAGATGAACGTTCCCGTTGCTTGGCGATGTTGACCAAACGTGAACGAAATTATGAAAAATAAATAATAATATCAGCAGAGTATTTTCCGCTGAAAAACCAAACGGCAATATTGCCAAACAACTGTTATAAGTAGCTTTTTATGACACCATTAGAAAAATTAATCGAAATTATTAAGAATAAAAGAAAAGAAAGCGATATATCAAATACACTTTTAAGGTTTTGTCAAGTTGAGGCAGAAAAACTTCTTGAAGATGAAAAAAAACATCTAATACCTGAAGGATTAACTATTAAAGAGGGTATTCATACGTTAAAATTATTATCTTTCAAATGCCCAATAGAGCAAAGAATAACCGCTTTTATTGAATGTTGTGATGATGAAAGAATGTCTGAAGATGATTTAGGAGGTTACGAGAGTGGTTTGTTTTATTTGAATAAAAATAATATTGACTTAGTTATAAACAAACTAAATGAAATTAGGGTAATTTTTAACCGCAATGTTGAGTAAAGTTACTTATAACGGGATTCGGCTTGGCGAAGTTGGGGATTTTGAAAACGAAACGCTCAAATTATTACTAATGTTAATTAAAAATACAAATGTTCAATTAACAGAGAATGCCCTGCTTTTGGCAATACCTTGTTAGGTGCAGTGCTTCTCACAATTTTAGATAGTATGACAATAGATGAAACAAATTTATTACACGAAAAAGCCAAAACAAAAAACGATGGTGTTTACTCCTTTCGTGGAAATTTATGGATTGTAAAGTCAAATAAATTCATTGCTTTTGCCAATAACAAAGGCGAAGTATTACAAAGATTTGGAGCTTTTAACACACAAATAGCAGATTTCAGTAATGTCGAAAGATGGGATTGGAAAAAGAAACTTGTCGAATGGTTAAGGTCTCAATAGCATTGCACCTAACGTTGTTGCAGCTACCCGAAGGAGGGGATTACGAAGCACAAATTTTGAATTAAACACAAATGTATAACCGAAGCACTAATGCTCAATTAACCACTAAAACCCCTCTTTTGGGTAGCTGCTGTTATAAGCCGTTTTTTTGGATGAATAATTTAAAATAATAATAAAATGGAAAAATTACAAACAGCACAAGAACTAATTAAAACAAGAAACTCAAACATAATGGGTGGTTTTAATCAATTTATCTACGGAATGGGTCAGCCAAATAGGAGCGGTTATGGAGATAAGAGCCAATGGTATGAAGAGCAACAAGGCTACGATTTTGCAAAGAAAATGGCAAAAGAGGATGGCATTTCGTTTACTCATATTTTCAAATGTGGTAGCAAAAACAATAATTGTCATCCTTTTAGTTATGGGGGTTCTATTGTTTGCAACTCTTGCAATAGAAGCGGAGTTGACAAGGAATGGTGGAAGATAAGAGTTGAAAAGGATGGTAACGCTTTTTGTTGTCACGGATTAGATTTTCAAGATTTACAGTCATCAAATAATTATGCTTTTGGTGATACTTTTGAAGAAGCTATTTCTAATTACGAAACTGTAATGTTAGCACTGTCCTAAGATGGCTTATAACGGTTCTCGGCTATACGTCTGTTGTGTTCAAGGAATGCCAAAACTTTCAGTTTAAGACTGATTTTACAGACACAAAACAAATTATAAATTAATAACCAAAGTCCACAATAGCGTATAGCCGATGTTAGCAAATCGTTGTGGGAATTTAAAACAAAATGCAATTATGATAAAAAAAACATTAAAATTAATCAAAGAACAAACAGGATTAGACTTGAAATTATGTCCTGATTTTACTGGAATAAAACAACATAAAGGACAAAAATACTTTAATGTAGTTTTAAAAGACCGGACAAGCGAATCTAAAGATTTTGATAAACTAAAAAAGTTTGCAAATAAATATAATTTAATTGATATTGAGCCAAATGGGTTAACAAGAGTTGCGATATTTACAAAAAAATAATTTATGAAAAATTGGATTACAGAATTAGGAAAAATGCCCGACTTTGATGGCAGTTATTTAGTTTTGATTTACGAAAAAAAAGAATGTGGTAATATATGGAAGTTTCAAGCCGTAATGACTTGCGCAATGAATTGTTGGTTTTTATTATTAGACAAACAAACTGTTATGGCTTGGAAAGAATTAGACGAAAATCCTTTATTACCAAAAGAAACTGATTGTAAGCACGAAAATATGCAAATGAAATCAAGCGGAATTTGGAAGTGTAAATGTGGATATTCTCACTTCTAAAAACGAATAGTAACAATGTTTGCTAACGTTTCGCAGCTATAAGCAGTGGCAAACTACGGAAACGTAAATTTTCGGATTAAAATAAACGCCTTGCGAAACGAAATTATGAACTTAAAAAAAACTTTGCCATTGCTTATAACTGCTGTTGTGCGATGGTGCTTTTAAGAATAAACGGTTTGGACGACCTTAAAAAATCCACAAAAAAATAATATGGCAAAATTTAGAAAAAAACCTGTGGTAATTGATGCAATTACTTTTGAAGAATTTGTTGAAATGGCAAAAGCCATAACTGATCCACCACATTGGAGTATTCCTTTTAATGGTGTAAATGTAACTCACGAAAATGATGATTGTTATATCATTCCGACATTAGAGGGTAATCATAATTTTACTTCAAAAGACATGCTTATTACTGGTATTCAAGGAGAAATTTACCCTTGTAAAAAAGACATTTTTGAAGCAACTTATGAATTAGTTGTGGATTAAATTTATTGTTGTCGTGATGCTATACTGTGCGTGTAGCATCTCGCACAACGTTTGGTGCTTTGCGAGGTTGTGAACTTCGGAAACGAGGTTTTCGGCTAAGATAAACGCCTTGCGAACTACTAAACATGAACTTACTACATATTTCACAATCTTGCAAAACACGTGTTACCAGATGGTTTTTTAATTTTAAATACAAAATATGAAATTGCTAAAAATAATCCCAAATAATAAAACAATAGTTGTTGCTTTTTCAGGTGGAGAAAGTTCCGCAAAAGCATTAGAAATTGTGTTAAAAAAATTTAGAGAAACACATAAAATTATAGTTTGTTTTTGTAACACTGGAGAAGAAGATGAAGAAACTTTTATTTTTAGCAAAAGAATATCTGAATATTTTAACGTTAAAGTTGTTTGGTTAGAATATGAAAGCAAAAGAGGTTTTAATGTAGTTGAATTTGGAAGTGCTTATAGAATTACAGACTGGGAAGAGGAAAATGAATATCCTAACCATCCTTTTCATAAATGGGTAAAAGATTATGGTTTGCCACAATATCCTGAAAGAACTTGCACAAGAGAAATGAAAGAAAGAACAATTACAAGGTATCTTTCATCTATTGGAGTATTTCCGAGAATGTGCGTAAGAGTTGTTGGGATTAGATTTGATGAAATAGCAAAAAGAAAACCAGACCCAAAACAATATTATCCATTGATATTAGAGGGAGTTACTAAGCCATCTTTAAATAGATATTTTCATTTTGAAATGCCTTTTAGATTAGAGTTAAATTCAATATTAGGCAATTGCGGTGCTTGTATTTCAAAATCGATAAGAACGCTATGCACTATTGCTAGAATTAGGCCTAGAAAATTTAAGTTTTTTAAATTTTTATCTGATAAATACGGAGATGGCAAATGGACTTTTTACAACGGATATAAGACTATTGACGATATTTTTGAAATGGCAAAAGATGAAAAAATAAAAGACGCACCAGATAATAGATTTAATTTAACGCATCAGCAAGATTTATTTTTTGATTCGGAACTTGATTCAGAAGGTGCTTGTGCTGGTTTATGCGAGGCGTTCTCTTAAACTATCTGGTAACGGTGGTGCTTTGCGAGGTTGTGAACTTCGGAAACGGATATTTTCGGCAAGTACTAAACATTATGCGAAAGATAGATTTGAACTTAATACATATTTCACAATCTCGCAAAACACGTGTTAGTTTTCCGTTGTGGATTATTAAATAAAAATAGTTTCTTTTTTACTTGTTTATTACGTTTATTATACGTTACTTTGTCGTATAAATAATTAAAAACATATCAAGATGACAAATTCAGAATTAATGCAAATGTCGCTTCAAGAATTAAGCGACTTAAATAAAAGGATAATCGAAGTTTCAAAACTAAAAAGACAAAATTTAGCATTTGAAAATAAAGAACAATTATTAGTTGGAATGATTGCAGAATATATTGGAAGCTCAAATAATATTCACTACAAAGAATTTAATATTATAAAAATTAATAGAACAAAAGCAGAATGTAAATGCATTGTAACTGGTAAATCTTGGAATATTCAAATTTTCAATTTAAAACCGACAGATAAAAAAGTAGAATTATCACATTCAATTATTGACAGAACCGAAAAGAAACCAAATAATAAAATGCAATGGTAAGAATAGAAAGTCAATTGACAAAAGAAGAGGTTTTGGTTTTAGAAGAAATTGCAAAGCAAGAAGGTCGGTCAAGAAAAGCGCAATGTGAGTTTTACTTACGTAAGATGATTGCTGATTTTAAACGTAAACGTAGCAATGGAAACTAACGTTTTGCGGCTTTATTTAGTTGCGAAGTTCGGAACTGAATATTTTCCACCACCACAAAACGTAATGCGAAACGTGAACGTGATTTTAAAATGAATTTCGCAATTGAATAAAACCGCTGTTATGTGCTGGGCGGATTATCAGCACTAATTTTAATTTGAATAAAATGGGATATTACACACGACACGAATTGACAATTGTATCAGGCGACGATTACAAAACTGATTACGAACAAGAAATTACAGAAACTACAAACTATCAAAGTCTTTTTGAGTATAGTATTAAATGGTATGATTGCGAAAAAGATATGAAAGCATATTCTAAAAAACATCCAAAAGTATTATTTTGCATCGATGGAGAAGGTGAAGAAAGCGCAGATATTTGGAAAGCATATTTTCAAAATGGTAAAATGTTCAAAACAAAAGCCAAGTTAATGTTTGAGGAGTTTTCTACTGAAAAGCTATCGTAGCCTTGCATATAACTCCTGGCTATACGAACCTAAAGTATTACAAAACTATGGCAACACCTATAAAATATAAAAAAGTAAAAGTAATAAGAATTTCAGAAGTTCAAGATTCAACACTTAAAAAAATGAAGTCTTATAAAATAAATGTAGCCAGTTTTATTCGGGATGCAATATCAGAAAAGCTACAAAGAGAAAAACACGAAATATTAAAACCTAAACCAGAGTACTGCCCTTTCAGTAATAATTCAATTATTATAAATAAAGTATAACATAATTATACTTTTTGTATATTTGTTGAAATAAAATTAATGAAATGAGTGCACCATTAGGTAATAATTACTGGGAATTCAGAAACAAACATGGTCGAGATTATAAATATACTCCAGATGGTTTGTGGGAAGAAGCTATAAAGTATTTTGATTGGATTTCTAAAAAGGTTTGGAATAAAAAAGATCCAATTAAATCAGGTGATTTAGCCGGAAAATTAATTGACATTCCTACTCAAATTCCGATGTCAATTGGTTCATTTTGCACATTTGCGGACATAGACGAAAGTACTTTTGATAATTATTTAAAAGAAGAAGGTTACGAAGCTTTTTTCCGTATCACTAAAACAATTAAAACAATTATTGAAAATCAACAGTTTGAAGGTGCGACAGTTGGCGCATTTAATCCGAATATAATTGCAAGAAAATTAGGACTTGTTGACAAAACCGACATAACCAGCGATGGTGATAAAATAACAACAAAATCAATACCGATAGTTTTAGCAGAAGGTAAATCTTACGAGGACTTAAAAAAAGAACTACAACCCGAATAAATGGAATACGGAGTAACAGAAGTTTTTATAAAACACGATTTCTTTTCATCTTTAAAAATTAAGCTTGTCGAAAAAGTAAACGATAAGCTTTTTTTATACAAGGATAACGGAGATAATTGTGTAAAAATTAAACAAATAGTTACTTCAAAAAAACTATACGAAATAAAGAAAGGATTCTTTTTATATCCGTTGGAAGTAAACTTCTTTTACTTTTACGAAGAAGGAGAACACTCGATTTTTCGATATAAATACATTAAGCACGTTGGCAGTTCCAGAAGCTCTAAATCATGGAGTATTGAGGAATACATTATCAGAAAATGCGAAGAAAATAAAAACCTACGTGTAACTGTTTGGCGAGATACAAGAGAAAGCTTAGGTAACTCGGTTTGGAAAGATTTTAAAAAGATATTTCCGCTATCTGGAAGAAAATACAAATTCACCAGGAACACTGTACCTATTTTTTTTAATAATAGTTCGATTATCGAACCACACGGCGACGATACTACAAACGCTCACGGAATTACTCAAGATATTGCATGGCTAAACGAACCATACAAAATGACAAATGAAACTTTCGACCAAATCGACCAAAGAGCCGAACAAATTATAATTGACATTAACCCCAGCGGAATGCATTGGAGTGATAATTTAGACGATCACCCGCGCTGTAAAGTAATTCATAGTACATTTAAGAATAATCCATTTTGCCCAGTTGGTCAGAAATTAAAAATATTATCATACGATCCAGCAAATCCGATAAACGTATCGAATGGTACAGCAGATGCTTATATGCATTCTGTTTATGCTTTAGGAGAAAAAGCCGAAAAGCCTAATCGAATTTATCGAGGTTTTATAATTATAAGCGATGCCGAATTCGATAACATACCAGCAAGTTCTTATTTTGGTTTAGATTTCGGTTCTACAAATCCAAGTGCGCTAGTTGAGGTTAAATTTTATGAAGATTGTTTTTTCAGCAAAGAACGTTTGTACATGCCAATTAGTCAAATGACTTTGAGCCTTGCAGAAACATTAGAGTTTATCGGAATAGAAAAAAATAGTTTAATTATTGCGGATTCTGCCGATCCAAATAGAATAAGTGAATTATTGCAATATGGGTTTAATGTTGTTCCGGCTATTAAAGGACCAGGAAGCGTAAATCAAGGAATAGACTTTGTTAATTCGAAACAAAACTATTTTACAAGTTCTAGTAATAACTATCAATTTGAGTACGAAAATTACGAATGGGAAATTGTGAAAGGTATGAATTTAGATAGACCAATTAAGAAAGACGATCACATTATTGATGCCGACCGTTATGTAAAAACATTCCTTCAGTTTTACTTAGGTATTAAATAATTACAAAAGTATAATTAAGTTATACTTTTTTGTATATTTGTGAAATTAATGTTGTGAAACATCGATAGATATGAGTATAAAAAATTGGTTGCGAAACGCTTTCACCTTTGAAAGAGATAGAAATGGAAATACATTTTACACACTTATCGACTCGGAAGGTTTCGTAAACTCAGAAAAGTACTTAGATTTATCTTTATGCAATCCGGTACTGCTTACTATAATTTCTTTAAGGTCAAAGATTTTCTCACAAATGAGAATTACACATCAACAAGAAGATGGGACTATAATTGAAAACTCCGAATACGTAAAACTACTTAATACTCCGAATTTCTTTCAATCCCAAGAGGACTTCCTGTATCAGTTAATGTGGTTTCAATCTGCAACTGGAACGAACTTGACATATCAAATTAAAGCACGAACTGCTAACACAGAAAGCGAAATCGCTAAATCAATTTATAATCTTATTCCCAGTGATGTAGATTTTAAAAACGTGCACAAAATAAATAGTTTTATAACTACTGAAAAAGATAAGAAAGCATACGGAGAAAAACAAATCACTTATTGCTTAGATAATGAAAAAACGAAAATATCATTAAAAGATATTATTCCATTTTACGATTTATCCAATGGTTTAATAAAAAACTCCTTTATGCATTCGCCAAGCCGTGTGAAAGGAATTTCAAAGGTTTTAGAAAACATCGATGAGAATATAAAATCTAAAAATGTAAATCTCAAGTTTAGCCAGAAGTATTTGGCAAAGAACAAAAATAACATGCAAGGCGTGGCAACTCCTATTCAAGAAGCAGACAGAAAAACTATCGAAAAGGTACTTTGGAGTAAAACAATTCAGATTACCAACAACGATATTGAAGTAAAACACTTAGTAAGTGACTTTAAAAAATTGTTTTTAGATGAAATGCTAAGCAACGATGCAACCACTTGTTTAAATGCCTTTGAAATGAACCGAGATATGCTAAACTATTTTAGCAATGGTGCATCCACTCACGAAAATCAAGAGCAAGGATTTTTAAGATATTTACAAAATTCTACTCAGACGGATGCAGATAGCACAATGAATTCATTTAGCCAACAATGGGGATTATTTGATAAAGGCGAAAAGCTTGTCGCTTCTTACGATCATTTACCAATAATGCAATCTGTGATGAATGCAAAGATTAAAACTTTATCCGATTTTCAAAATGCCATGAAATCAGGAATTGAAAACCAAACTATTACAGTTGCAGATGCTAAAGCAAAAACAACGGAATTAATGAAAAATTTGAAGTTATGAAAGAGAATAAAAAATGTAATGATTGCGAAGTTTCAAACTGCAAGTGCAAAACAAAAAAAATTAACCGGGTAATATCGAATAGAAACAAAATTGTATCACAAGGTAAAATTGTAAAGAAATGAAACACACAATAAAACAATTTCCGAATAAGTCATTTACCGATAAAATGGATATGATTCGTTTCATGCAAGAAAACAAGAGCGAACTCTTTGCTTTAAAAAAAGCGGAATATAAAACAAAGTCAGAACCTATGTTGAATTCTAACATATTTGTTAAAGAATTCACGCCAATTATTGAAGATATTAAATCCGATTTTATACAAGTTAAAACGGTAGTCAATACTACAAATGTTATTGATTCGCACATGGATTTACACTTACAAGGAATTTGGAATAAAACAGTAAAAGACAATCCGAATAGTTACCATTTAAAATCACACAAGTCAGATTTTGAATTTGTTATTTCAAATAAGGCGAAATCCTACAACGAAAAAATGAATTTCAAAGACTTAGGTTTAAGTATTGATTTTGAAATGGAAGCCAATATAAATGAATTCATTTTAGAGCGTTCCAAGCTTCCTATAATGTTTGATGCTTATAAAAATGGAGAGGTAAACGAGCATAGTATCGGAATGATGTATGTGGATTTAGACATTGCTTACAGAAACGAAGAAAGCCAAAAAGAAATGGATTTCTTTAACGAAATGAAAGCAAAAGCAATCAATCCAGAGGTGGCAGATGAATGCGGTTATTTTTGGGTAGTTAGTCAAGCAAAGAAAAGAGAAGGAAGTGCCGTTGTTTTCGGAAGCAATAGTATCACCCCTACTTTATACGTTAAAAATTACGAGCCGTCAAACGACACTCGAAAAAAAGAGCCGTCAAACGACACTCACAAAACACAAAAAAGTTATTATTCTAATTTAATCTCGTAAGAAAATGAAATTTAAAGCATTTTTATTGACAAAAGGCATTTCTGAATCTCAATTTGAAGAAAAAACAGAAGCCGAAAAAGCTAAATTGCACGGTGAATTCCTTGACCAATTAGCAAAAAGTATCGAAGATTTACCAAAATCTGACGATTTAGATACTATCAAAACTTCTATCGAAAATTTGAAAAAAGAAGGTATCGAAAAATCAAAGTTTGACACATTAGTTAAACAGTTTGAAGATATCGCAATTGATATGGAAGCTATGAAAAACAGAGTTCCTGGTGATAACGAAAACAAAAGTATTGCAGAGCAAATCAAAGAAGTTATAGAAGCGAATAAAAAAGATTTTGAAAGCTTAAAAACTAGCAAAGGAGCAACTATGACTTTTACAGTTAAAGCGGCTGCCGATATGCTTATTTCTACAAACACTACTGGCAGAGTTGCAAGAATTGAAACAGAAGCGCAAAGAAACCGAATCGTAAGACGTAGACCATTTGTTTTAGATAGTGTAACTGTAACGAGAACTACTGCAAATACTTTGTATTGGGTAGATCAAGTTAATCCAGATGGAACTCCAGAAATGACTGCTGAAGGAGCAACAAAAGCGCAAATTGATTGGGATTACATCGAAAGAAGTGTGCCGATTAGAAAAATCACCGCTTTTACTAAAGTTTCTAAAGAAATGTTAGAGGATATTGAAGGATTTGCACAAGACATTCAGAACGAATTAGAAGAAAGAATTTTACTAGTAGCAGACCAGGAAGCATTAACTGGTTCAGGAACTGGAGATAAAATTATTGGTATTTCTGTAAATGCTACTCCTTTCGCAGCTGGTGGTTTAGCCGATTCTGTTGTTACTCCAAATGATACTGATGTTTTACGCGCTGCAATTGCTCAAGTTTATAGACAAGAGTTTATACCAACTAAAATATTTATCCATCCAGATAAAGCCGCAATCATGGATTTACAAAAAGGAACGGATGGACATTATTTATTAGCACCGTTTATTACTGCTGATGGAATGAATGTAAGAGGTGTTGCAGTTGAAATGAATACTGGTGTTGGAATTAATGATTTCTACGTTGGCGATTTCTCTAAATACAAATTCAAAATTAGAGAAGATATTTCTATGCAATTGGGTTACGATGGTAATGACTGGACTAAAAATATGATTACTCCATTAGCTGAAATGCGCGGAGCTGGTTATATTTCTAGTACAAATTACGGGGCTATTGTAAAAGGAAGTTTCACGGCAGCTAAGGCATTACTTGCAACTGTTTAATTATTAATTTTTAAATAAACCATAAAATGGCAAAAGAAGAATCAAAAGGGTTTTACGCAGAAAACACAGTAGAAGTTGAGATAAACGGAGTAAAATGTTTAGTCAACAAACACGAAGCGGAAGCACTAAAGAAAAAATTAGCAGCTAAAAAGTAATTTACCATGCCACAGATAATAAATCAAACTTACTTCAATAAAGAAAATGAATTGTACTTGCCTTTGGCGGTTGCAAATCCAGTACCAAGTACAGGACAAACAACTTCAAACAATGTTAGTATTATAAATAATCTTTGTGCAAAAGTTGAAATAGATTTGTTATTGAACGCTTTGGGAAATGTACTTTACCAAGAACTCCAAACGGCATTAGCGGATATAGATAACGCTAATGCCAAATGGAAAAATTTAGTTAATGGAGAAAATTACGACGATAAAACTTGGAAAGGTTTAAAAAACGATTATTCATTTCTAGCTTATAAAATTCACGCAATATTCTTAACAGAAAACGCTGACCAACTTACAGCATTGGGAGTTTCTAAAGCAAAATCTAAGAACAACGTAAACACCAGTTCAAATTATCGAATAGTACGATCTAACAACTTATTTTTAAAAGGGTATCAAAACGGCTACGTTACAGAACCGATTGTATTTGAAAATGGAATTGATTGGTTTAGTCAAAATGAAATTGACGTTTCTTTTTGGACTTACTTAATCGATAAAAAAGCAGACTTCCCAACTTGGAACGAAAATAACTTTTACATTTTTGGATGTGATGAACAAGTAAATTCTTTCGGATTATGATAACCACAACCTTTGAAGAAAAATTCGAAATTTTGGTAGATCTATTGCCCCCGCACATTAACAATGCAGAAAGCGATAGTCCAGAAATTTTTAACATTCGCTTTGATTGGGGAAGTCAGGAAAAGTTAAACGAATTTATCTGTTTGCCAGAAAACAAATCAAAATATCCGCTTATTTGGCTAGTCGAAGGAAAAGACAAAGAGGACAAAGTTACTGGTTATATCAGTCGGGATTCAAAAATAATAATTGCAACCCAAACATTAGGAGCATCTAGGTTTAATAGAGAAATCTACAAAGCAGAATACAAAGGAATTCTTAATCCAATTAAGAATAATTTAATTAAAGCTTTAGAAGCATCTGGAATTTCTAAAATAGATAATCTTTACAATGTTTCAAGAATTCAAGATTACCAATGGAACAACGTAAATGATGAAAATGCTACTGGTGATGTTTGGATGGTTATTTATTTAGAAGCAAAAATAACATTCGATACTCGAAAGTGTATTAACACTATAAAATTCTAACTATGGAAAACGATAAAAAGGCAGTTGAAAAACCAACGCCAAAACAAACAAAATTGGATAAATCCTACGAAGTTTTGAAGCCATTTACTCTTGACAAAAAATACCAGTCAGGGCAAACGGTTACTAATTTGAGTAAAGATGCCGAAAAACATTTATTAACTAATAAATTCATCAAATAATGGACGAATTACAAGAATTTTTAGATTCATTAGGTTTAGTGAATTGCGATGCTGGCGATATTGCTGGTTTCGGTTTTGCTGGTTGCAAAAAAGATAAAAACAGAATTGTTACTATCGAATTAACAAAAGCTGGTTTTAACTACGAAGGCAAAAGTAAAACCTACATTCAAGCACAACAAAAGTTGGGTAACATTATAATTTTGCAAGATGTGGTTTCGTTTGAAACGGCAGATTCTACTCCAAATTATGATACAAGGCCAGGCTCGAACTTAGACCGTTTAGCGGGAGAAACACCGGGTAAAACCGTTGTAATGTTTGACAACGGAATGGACTTCGGAAACTCTTTGCGTGATCTTATTTCTTACGGACAATACAACCTTGCAGCATATGATGTAAGTGGTGCAAAATATGTTATTAAAACTAAATCAGGAAAAGTAAAAGGAATTTCAATCGCTCAAATTTATGTGATGCCTTATAAAGGTAGTGATGGAACGGTTGCGCCTTCTACAAAAATGGAGTTTCAATACACAGATGTTTCCGAAGAAACGCGCCAAGTACGAATTGATGCCGACAGTTTAGATTTCTCACCAAGCGAATTGACAGATGTAAACGATATTACTTTAAATATCGAGCCAATTACTGCTGGAACTTCAATCGTTTTTAATCCTTTATTGGGAGATAGAACGCACCAAGTGCCAGGAATAACTATTGCAAATTTAAAAGTAAGTAAAACCACTGCCGGAAATACAACAACCATAACTCCAACAGTAATTGTTTATGGTCCAGATTCGGTTACGTTAACAGTTCCAACATTAGCGAGTGGCGATATTGTAACTATTCAAACAAACGATGTTGTTTCATTGAAAAACATTATTTTAATTGAAGAAATATTGTACAAATCGAAAAAAGAAACTGCAATTGTAGCTTAGTATTTCAATTTAATTTAAAATCCAAAAGGCGAGTAGTTTATAATTATTCGCCTTTTTTTCTAAAATGGCAACAATACGACAATATTTAAAGAATCTAAAAGAATTTAGAAGTACTATTTTAGATACCCAAGAAGAAACTGTGATTAAAAAAGAGCCAGAAATAATTAAATTGAATTTACAAAACATCGAAAATCATATCGGTTTTGATGGTAATAATTTAATAAATACGAACAAAAAGTTTGATGGAGTTTACAGTTTAGCAACCGAACTATTCGCGCAACAAAGCAATTCAATTACTCAAAAAAAAGCTGGTGAACATTATAATTTTATTTGGAGTGGTGATTTTGTTAATAATTTTAAAGTAGATATTGATTCGTCTTTAACTAAAGTTAGAATTTACAGCACCGGTGATGGAGGAGAAAAAACGGATTTTTTTAAAGGATATAAAAACCTTTACGGATTAACTAAGGACAAACAATTGTGGTTAAATAATGAAATAATTTTGGCTTTGAGAGCAAAAGCAAAACAATTTATATAAATGGATTTAACCAAATTTTACATAAATATCGACGAACTTCCTTTGTATAATTTCGATAAAATCGAAACTACAAATGATTTGATGTGGTTGTACGAAGATTTTAACGGAAGGCAACCGAAAGCCGATACAACAGAACTAAATCCAATTTACGAAGAAATAATAAACCAATATTTCAAAGCCTTTAACGATACAAGCTTAATTCCGAAATACCAAAAAGTAGCAAGAAGGGATTTTTTAGTATTAAAATATAATATTGTCTTAGGCATTGCAAACCGAATTGTAAAAGGTTTCACAAACACCACGGAATCTCAAGAAACAAGAGCGAAATTCATCGAAGTATTAAAAAAGTATAGTTATAACATACCATTAATAAACTCAGCAGAAAACGACGTAAAAGAGTCTATTAAAATAGTGGAAAAATTAAAATCGTTAAACATGCAAATCATTTTATTAGAAAAGGAATTGCAGAAAACACAAAAGACCGAAAGTGTAAACTTACAGCAACAAATGATTTTAGTTTCTAAAAATTTGGAGTTAGGGTATAAAATAAACGCCAAAGAAACCACGGTAAAAGAATGGATCGAGTTAATAAAATTCTCTAAAAATAATAAAAATGGCAAATAATGGCGAAATAGATTTAATTGCTAGCGATATAGCATTTGAACAAGTTGACAAACTTACCAAACTAATAGAAAAGGCAGATCTAGCAATGATTAAACTTGCAAACGATGCGCTTTTAGTAAATAAAAACACAGTAAACATTGTTTCTCCTAAAGGATTAAACGATCAAATAATTAGCAACAAAAAGTTAGCAGATGAGTATTTTCGTCAAGAAGCTTTAATACAAAAATTGCAGATTCAAATAATTAAGATTGAACAAGCAAAAAGAAAAGAAACTACTACTATCGCTCAAACTATGAAAGCCTTGGAAAATGAAACCAAAGCACGTCAAAGTTTAGAGAAACAACGCGATAAAACTATTGCTCAAAATGACAAGGAAGCCACTAAGCTAAATGCTTCTTTAAATTTGTATAACAAAGTACAAGCCAAATTAAGCGCGTTACAAAACGAATACAAAGCACTCGCAACACAAAAAGAATTAAGCGGAAGGCTATCTGATAGCGAAGCCAAAAGATATGATTTTTTAAGTGCCAGAATACAAAAATACGATGGAACTTTAAAGGCAGTTGATGCTTCAATGGGAAAATACCAAAGAAATGTTGGGAATTACGCCAGTGCATTTAATCCGGTGTCAAACTCAATTAATCAATTAACACGAGAAATGCCAGCGTTTGCCGTTTCTGTGCAAACAGGATTTTTAGCGATATCCAATAATTTACCTATTTTCTTTGATGCAATGCAACAAGCGATAGGACAGCAGAAGGAACTTCAAAAGCAAGGTTTACCCAGTAAAAATGCTTTAGAAATTTTTGCGGGTGGCTTTTTAACATTAGGTTCTGCTTTAAGCATAGGCATTACCTTACTTACTATTTACGGAAAAGATATTGTTGAGTTTATCGGTAAAACTATAAAAGGTACACAGTCAATTGATGGAATGGCAGAAGCACAAACCAAATTAAATGATGTTAGAAAAGAAGGTTTAAAAAGTGCTCAAGAGGAATTGATTACATTAAAAGCAAACTTAGAAATTGCAAAAGATGTTAATTTATCGTACAAAGAAAGAAATATTGCAGTTGAAGCTTTGCAAGATCAATACCCAGCTTATTTAGGTAATTTAAGTAAAGAACAAATTTTGGCTGGTAATACTGCCGTTGCAGAAAATGCTTTAACTAATGCAATTGTTGCAAGAGCAAAAGCAACGGCAGCAGTTGCTAAAATTACAGAAAATCAAGGAAAGGTTATTGATATTGAGATGCAAAGACTTGAGTTAAGAAAAGAGGCGGCAATACTTAAAACCATTATAGATTCTACTCAAAAAGAATTAGAAAATTCAGATAATGTTTCAAGTTCACAAGGTATTGCGCTATCTCAGTTGGCCCAGGAATATATTTCTTTAATTTCTAAAATAAATACCTTAAGCGGAGAAAAATACGAATTAGATAAAGTATCTAAAACGCTAACCGATTTTACCATCAAACAAAAAAAAGCATCTATTTTATTAGATTATAAAGAAGAAAAAATAATTAAGGATAAAACTAAAGCCAAAGCCAAAGCCAAAGAAAAGGATGTAAAAATTACAGAACAATACCAAAAAAACTCTAAAAAAGCAATTGAGGCCAATATTGCAGCATTACAAAATGAATTAGATGGAATTGACAGAACAAGCGATGCATACGGATTAATACAAGGACAATTAAATTTATTAAAAACCATCTACAAACAATTATTTTCAGAAATTTCTCAAGGTCAAGAAGAAATTTCTCAAGGTCAAGAAGAAGTTATTGAGGGAATAGAGTTAACAGATGAAGCTGTTTATTCAGACTATTACGCATGGTTAAAATTAAAAGAAGCAACGGATCAATATATTGATTCAATTTCTAGTGGAGTTTTAGAAAACTCACTTAATAGTATCGGTTTAGCCTCTGTAAGGATGTTTTTAGACTTTGACAAAAACGGTCAAAGTACTTTTGATAAACTAATTGAAGGAGCAACTTCTTTAAAGGAAAAATTTGCAATAACATTTAAAGCAGTTGGCGATGTAGCAATTGAAACTTTCGCATTATTGAATAATGCATCAAAAGAAAACTTTCAAATTGAAAGAGATAATTTAGCAACTCAAAGAGATATTGCAATTAGTTACTCTAATGAAAGTTCTGAAGCAAAAAAAGAAATTGATAGACAATACGAACGTTCGCAAAGAGAAATCCGAGTAAGAGAGGCTAAGTCGGCTAAAAAACTAGCATTATTTAACATAGGTATCAATACTGCTCAAGGAGTTATTTCTGCACTAGCATCTACACCGCCAAATGTTCCGTTATCAATTGCAATCGGAGTAATCGGACTTTTACAAGCTGGAATTGTATCTGGAAAACAAATACCGGCATATTTTCAAGGAACTCAAAACCACAAAGGAGGTGCAATGTTGGTGAATGATGGTTTTGGAGCAGATTATAAAGAAACAATTGTTACTCCAGATGGAAAAATAATGCAACCAACAGAAAGAAATGTTGTAATGGATGCGCCAAAAGGAACAAAAGTTTTCACACACAAACAATGGAAAGATAAACTAGAACAATCTTTATTTAGTCAAGGCATTGTTTTAAACCAATCTCAACAAAGTAGCGGAATTCAGAAAGCCGATATTGATAGGCTTGTTTCTACAATCAAAAATAAAAACGAATACAAGCCAGTATTTGACAAAAAAGGCTTTAGAACTTACATTACAAACGGACAAAAAGAAATTGAGATTCTAAACAACCGAGTTTCAGGAATCGGAAAAGATGTATAAATTATGAACACACCAATTGAAACTAACGATTTTCGCCACTACCTACAATTTGAAGGAATCGGATTTGACGAACTATATGAAATTTGTGAACCTAGCGGATTTGATGCTTCTGGTTTTGTCATTGCTCAAGAATCTAAACGATATGCCAGAGATACGAAATACGGAGCAATTGAAAAATTAACCTTCTACAATCGTATTGGAAAAAACACGAATGTAGAACAAGTAATAAATCCGCAAGGTGAAACATCCACTTACTTAAATTATGGTTTAGAATGGCTTTTGTATGGTTTGGAAAAATACCGATTTGAATTTAAAGCATACTACATTTTACGTCAAGGTAACACTTTTGCACCACGTCAAACTTTAGACTTTACCGATAAAGATTTAACCGATGGTTATACTTATATTAAGTGTAAATTAATTGAGAATAATGACGTGCAAAACATTAAGCGCAGAATTGACAATAAATTCAATGCTTTTGCAGATAAAAACGCCAAACAAGAGGTAATTACGCCCGCGCCAAATTTTAATTTTTTACGAAAAGCAACTCCAACGCAACAGAGTAGTAATTTTATTCAAGATGAAATATTTACTAAAAGTGAAAATTTCTTTGGTAATGATTCTTTAGTTTTTAATCCGTGTTCTACAATTCAAAGCTATGAAATAGAAAATACTTTAACTTCTTTTGATTTGTTTGACTATATCAACGACAACGCTAATACAACAACAGTAACAAATGCTATTCAAAACCGCACAATTATAAAAGCAAAACGCAGAATTACCAATTTAACTATTAAAATATCGGGTTTAACTGGAAGCATTTTTAAGTCAGGACAAACTTTAAATATTAGAATTCGTGTAGCATACGGTACAATACCGTTAACAGATTGGCAAACTATTGATGTTTTTTCGAGTAGTTCAAGTGCAATAACTTTTACTAATCAAGCCTTCCCAGAAGTTGTAATTCCTATTTTAGAAATAGGTCAGAAAGTTTGGTTTTATTTTTCAGTTACAAGTCCGAATCCCTTGCCAGCTGGAAGTCCAATTGCGAGTGTATCGGTAAACATTCTGAAAACTTTAAAAATTGATATTACTGCAACTTCAACAGCTTTAGATACAATTGTAAAAGGAGTTAGATGGATTGATTTTATTAAACAAGCCGTTAAATATTCAAGCAATTTGCCAGTAGATGCCGTTTTGTTCGAATCATTAGGAACGCACTATGATAATGCTGTTTTTTGTAAAAGCATGATTTCTCAAAAAGTAGATTCTTTTTATTCCACGCCCAAAGAAGTTTTAGAAAGCATAACCGAAATAAATTGCGATTACGAATTACAAAACGATAAAGTTTACATTGGACACCACTCTGATTTTTACACCAACAACGAAATTGGAGTATTTCAAATTTTGCCTTCAGAAGCTTCAGCGAAATATTTTAATGATCGCTGCATGATTAATTCGTTTAAATTCGGATATAAGAAATACGAACAAGACCGAAATACTATCGGAACTTCAAACGCTATACATACCGAGAGTGAATGGAACGTTCAAAATGAAAACGTAGAAAATACCAAAGATGTAAAAGTTTCTTTTGTTCGTGATCCTTTTGCTATGCAAACAGCAGTAGATTTAGAAATAAACAATCCAAGTACTTCAACTACCGACGATGACGATGTTTACATTGTGCAAATTACGAATATTGCCCCAGGAACAAAAGGCGGCTTTGGTGCGCGTTTAAATATTAGAGTAGTTTCTGGACGTGTTCAAATTTTAAACCGAGATAGTGAAGGCGATAGTAGTGATGTAGTAATTAATTGGTTATTGCTAGGCTTTGGCATTGGTGATACGTTTAAAATACTTTTAGGAAATAATATAGGAAATTACACCGTTTTTTCAATTACTGCTTCTGTCCTTACTTTAACTCCTATTGGTTTTACTCCAGCATTTAGCGGCGATAGTTTTCTTTCATTTGAATATCCACTTACCAATGTGAATTTTATAACCAGAACAACAGAAGGAGTTGCATTAAATCCGAATAAAATACAAAATGTTCAATATTCCATAAAAAGAAACATGCGTTATTTCGATGAATATTTACATAGTTGTTTGCTTGGTTCTAAAAAAAATATAGTCAACAATTATTTCAAGTCAAACGGAAGTTACCAAAGTAGATTAGATTTAGAAGTTTTTTTAACAACAACAGAAAACGCATTAATTGAATATATCGACCTTAAAAACCCACTAACAACGGATTCTGTTTTTGATTTGTCTTTGTATGCCGATTTTAACCAAATACTAGAATTGATTGCACAATATAAATTAAATCGTGGATTTATAAGATGTTACGATAATAACGGACGTGTTTTAAAATTATTCATCCAAAACCAAAAACAAAATTGGATAAATAATCAATTAGATGTAACCGGAGAAGAAAAGTTTAGCGCGGAATTTATTACAATAGTTTCTAATTTAACTTCAATAATTGTCGACGACGTTGTTTATGATTTAAACGGATTTTTAGATTGGTGGAAGGTTTCAAACGGTTTATTTCAAGCATTTGACAGTAACAACATTCCGATTTGCAACCTTACTAATTTTGATAAAGTTCAATTAAACGGAATAATTTACGAATCCGAAAATAATTTAGTAGATGCTTTGAGTAATTTATAGTATAATTAGATTATACTTTTTATATATTTGTAATTAAATTAATACTGTTGTGAAACAATGTTTGATCTACTTGTAAATTTTTCCCTTTGTCAATTGATTTTGGCAAAGGGTTTTTTTGTTTAAAATTATGGATAATAGCTTTTTAAAACTTTCTACCGACTTTACAACTGCCAAACTAAATGAAAATTTATTGGTAAGTCAAGTCTTTGAAAATAGGTTTATACAAATGTTGCCAAATGAAACTTTTTTACAAATAACAAACTCAAATACAGATATTGCCTTTGCTGGAAATTTAGAAGCAACTTTGGTAAATTGCGCACAAGAAACAAAATTCACTTTTAACGTAAATGACAACTTTTACTTAAATGAATTTACCGATATAAAAGGAATTCGGCAAATTGCTTTTGAGTTCGGAAATATCGGAATTGACTTTGGAGGGGAACTTTTGTATTTGAAATTACAACACACTACATCGGATAAAGTTTGGTATTCTGCCCCTTTTGTTGTTACCAAAATAAACCAATATGAAACGACTAGATTTGACTATAAAAACCAAAGTTACTTCCGTGGTATTTCTTACGAAAATCAAAACTTTTTTCAGTCTATTCGTCTGGTTTGTTACGACAATGATTTAGATTATAAAATTGAAGAACAAGGTTACACAGAACAGAATGGAGATGTAGTTAGTTTTAGACAAATTTTGTCAAATATCCGCAAAGGAACTTTTAAATATTGCAATAACTTTATTTTTGAACGTGTGATTACTTTGTTTTCACACGACATATTGTACGTAAATGGTTTTAGAACTAATAATAAACCAGCACCAAAAAAAGGAGATAGAATAGCACAAAGCAATTTCTTTCAATTGGATTACGAATATAATTTAGGAGAAGAATTTAAAGCGTTTTCTTATCAAATTTATCAATATTTAGAGGTTGTAAATAGAATTTTTCCGCAAAGTTCTAATTTATACTTAAACCAACTTAACGGATTGTTTAAACTAACATTTAATAAAAATATTGCAATTGAAACTGGAACCATAGTAGAATTATATAAAAATTCGGTTTTGGTCGCATCCGTTACTCCATTGGCAACAAACAACGTTTTAGATATTGACTTTTTAGCTTATAGTTTTACTGCTGGCAATTACGATATAATTGTAAAACAAAACGAAATTTTTAGTTCACAAACTGCAATACCAGAATATTTTAAAGGCTTTACTTTTGGAGAATGGCAGTTTAATTTATTTACCAATGCAGCCTTAAATCTAACCAATATTACAAGAGTAGTTTCTGGTTTCAACGAAAATTTCACTTTTATATTTAATAAAGATTTCCCAATTACAGAATTGTACTATCAATTTAAAGAAAGTGCAGATTTGCCATTTATCGGAGATGAATTATTCTTAGGAGGTACAAGTTCGCCACAATTAGTAACACTTCCGCTTAGTCCTAAAGTTTCATTCAGAATTTATGCAGTAAACACATCGAGTGGATTGACCGTTTTTAGTAACGAATTTATATTTTAAAAATGAATACATTAGAAATAACCAAAGAAGGAACAGACAATTTTTGGCACGTTCATAACAATTTGCCAAATACTAGATTTGCTATATCGGATTTTCAAGCCTCTTTAGATGGTAATAAATTCAATATAATTCAAAACGATGGTGCGGTTCGTTACATTTATTTAGTTGAAAATATTACTATTATTGACAATACTAATTTAGGGAATCCAGAAACTTTTGTTAGTCCAGATGTGTTTTGGTCACGCCTTAAATCTTTAGGTTATACGGCTTTTTTAAACGAAGGTTTTTCTCCTACTTTTTCAACTACCGATAATTTACCAGAAGGTGCTGTAAATAAATACTTTACAAGTCCTAGGGTTTTAGGTACCGTTTTAAACAGTTACAACGAGGCAATTACTGGCGAAGTAGATGCAACGGATACCATTTTAACCGCATTTAGTAAAATTTCTAATTCTTTAGATAACAAGCGAATAATAAAAACCATTTCCCTAAACGAAGTAGGAGGCGTTAATAACAACGTAGTATTTGTTTCTAATCAAATTGAAACATATACAATTAGCGAAACAGAATTGCTATCTATTAAAGTTTTAGTTATAGATAGTTTAGGAAATATAGTTAGAGTTGAGCTATACGATACATATAATGTTGGAAAAGGAATTTACGGAAATGAAGGAATACAATTAACAAGTGCAAATTTTTCTATACCTATTATAGCTAATGTAACAGCACAAGACTACCAAGATTTACCAACAACCGAAACTATTGTAATTGACAATCTTGGCGGATTGAATGTTGCACAATTCGTAAACGCAAAAAATCCATTTTATGTAGTTAAAGCAATTTCAGAAGGAAGAACATTATTTGCAACACCAAGCGGAATATATTTATTTAAACTTGCAGGCGGAAATTACGGAGTTGGTGGAATTACAACTACAACCCTAGCAGATTATGAGTTGCTAAGTGAAACCGCTACACCACCTACAATAGATGCCGAAGTTATAGAAAATAGCACAAACGCAGTAAGTGGCGGTGGTGTTTTTGATTTTGTGCAACCAACTTTAGAAAAAGAAGTTCCAATAATAACAGATTCTTTTACCATTTTAGATAGTGTCGATTCTAAAAGAAAAAAATTAACATTTGATAATTTAATAAATTACGTTAAGGTGTTTTTTGATCAATCTTTAGAAAACTTTAAAACAATTAATTTTTTAGATGCTACAAGTTCTATACAAACACAAATAAATTCCAAGCAAGTAAAGGATAGTCAAATTGAAGTAAACGGGAGTACAAACGTTTCGAATGCTTGGAACGGCAAAACTATTTTAGTAACCGCAAGTTGCACAATTACAATACCAGCAACTTTATTAGATCAATTTATGTTTGTCGGCAGAACTCTGGCTGGGGTTACTTTAACAATTGCAATTACTGCTCCTTTTACTTTTGAAACAGTTCCAACTACTATAACAGAAAAAAAGACCTTTAGCCTTATTCGCAGAGGTAGTACTAATACAATTTTGTTAGATTTTTAATTATGGGAAATTTAAAAAAATACATTTTTGGTCGAAGTAAAGTTAATATAACAGATGATTTTCTTCTTTATGATTTTGGTAATACATATTGTTACAGCGGAACTGGTGTTGATGTATTCGATTTATCAACTGGCGCAAAGCAATCAGAACTATTAAATGGGGTTGGATTTTCAAGTTCAGACGGTGGTAAATTATTATTAGATGGAACTAACGATTACGTTTATGATAATGCGTCTTTAAATACTGGTGCAAATTTTACAATTAATGCTTGGATTAATCCAAGTCAAATTTCTGATATAAGAAGATGTATCATAAATAATGGGAATAATAATGAAATTAATAATAATGGTTGGATTTTCTTCGTTGGCGGAGCTAGTGGTAGTGATAATTTATGGTTTACAATAGGTAAGGATAATAAATATAAAGTTTCCGTTAATAGTACAATATCTAGTTTGGTTTGGCAAATGGTTAGTGTTTCTGTTGAGAATAACGGTAACACAATAAAATTATATAAAAATGGTGTAGAATTATCATATTCTGCTAGTCTTCAAAATTCTAACGTAATCACATATATAAATGATAATTTTTATATCGGTGCAAGAATTTTAGCATCGAACGATTATTACTATGGCGATATGTCTTATGTACAAGTTCAAAAAGTTGTAGCTACATCAGCTGAATTATTAGCGAAATTTAACAATGAAAAATCACGTTACGGATTATGAAATTATTCTTAAAAATTAAAACTTTAAAAGCAGAATTAGCAGAATTAAAAATACAATAAAATAAAACAATGAAATCATTCTTAGAACTCGCAATACCAAAATTTTCTTTATTAAATATTTTTATTGAAAAGCCTTTAGTAATGCTTTCAACAATTCCTGCAATCGTAGTGGTCAATGTAGTGGTTGATTTTAAGTCAGTGGCTTACATTCTTTTTTGGATGTTTTTGGCAGATTTAGTAACAGGTCTTTTTGCTTCATATTTTGAATGGAAAAAAAGTTTAACGAGAAAGGAAAAATGGTTTTTTGGTCGAGGCGAAGGTTTTAGTTCGGATAAATTTAAGAAAATGATATTTAAAGCGATTGCTTACATCGGATTGACTTTACTTCTTATAAAATTTCAAAAAGCTTTAATGCTTAAAAACTTTAGATACGAAAGTTTTTCACATGCCGAATTTGAATTGGCAACCATAGCATTAATCGTTTTTTGCTTAAACGAAGGATTTTCGATATTTCACGAAAACCTACCAAAATGCGGTTTTAACCTTTGGCATCGAATAAAAAAAATGATTGGGTTTTACAAAGAAGTGAAAAAAGAAATAAACGATTAGTTATGAAAACAGGTATCTCAAAAGAAAAGTTTGAAGAAGGCGCAAAGAAAATAGGTTGTGAAGTAAGGGCGATAAAAGCAGTTTACAAAGTAGAAAGTAAAGGCTCTGGTTTTTTGCCGACAGGACATCCTATAATTTTATTTGAACCACATATTTTTTGGAAAGAATTACGAAAGCTTGGAATTACTCCGGTAGTTTCTGATATATGTTATCCAAAATGGAAAACAAAACCATACGGAAAAGTTTCAGCACAACCTGCAAGATTAGAAAAAGCAGCCAAAATTAATCGCGAAGCTGCTTTAAAGTCTGCAAGCTGGGGATTATTTCAAATATTAGGAAACAACTTTAAATTATGTGGATGTAAATCGCTTCAGGAATTTATTAATAAAAATTATGAATCGGAAGAAGCGCAATTTGACCTATTTGTAAATTACATCATCAATACCAGATTGGATGACGAATTGAGAGATAAGAATTGGAAAAGTTACGCAGCTCAATATAATGGACCGCTTTATTGGAAGAATAATTACGATGGTAAACTAAATACGGCTTACAATTTATTAGCTGCTTAAAAAGTAAAAACTATGGAACAAATTAATCTCCACAAAATCGACTGGCTAAAAGTCATATTAGTTTCAGTAATTATTTTTCTGTTATCGATGCTTTATGTTACTTGGCAAAACGGAAAAACCGCAAATGCTAATGTTGATGCCTTAACTGCCGATGCAAAAAGCTATCGTTTAAAAAACGGAAACTTAGCAATGAGTGTTGGTATTTTACAATACGACAAGCAGCAATTAAAAAAAGAAATTGCCAAAAATAAAACAGCCAAAGAAGTTGCTTCCAAATTTGCAAAAGTTACAAGTCTAACTAAAGAAATTGTAGTTACCAAAATTGATACAATTACAATTGTTTACCGAGATTCTATTCCGTGCAAATTCGAACGCGATGGCGCGATATTTACTCCAGAATATTCACTTGGTTATAAATCAAATCAATTTGGAATAAAAATAACAGAGCTTTCTATTCCAGATTCTATAATAATGGTTGCTGGAACCAAACGGAAATGGTTTTTAGGAAAAGAAACAAAAACCTTTGATCTAACGCATACTAATAAATTTGTACAAACCGAAGAAGTGCAGCATATTGAATTATTAGAAAATAAAAAATGGTACCGAACGGATGTTGCCAAAATTGGTGGCGGAATTATTTTATTTGAAATTGCTAAGGCATTACTATCAAAATAATGGATACAATTCTTCAAAAGCAACTAAATACAAAGCTGCAAGAATTACTGTTTACAAAAGCATTGATATTAAAGTAATATTTTGGTTAATATACTTTTGACAAGCGCACCTTTAATTAGGTGCGCTTTTTTCGTTTTTTAAGATCCGATTTAAAAGTTGAATTAAATCCATCGTATTTTCTAAAATCCTGATATTTCATCAAAATCCAAAATCCTACAACCCAGCAAACAACTCCAATAACTATTTCGTACCATTCCATAATTACACTTTTATAGTTTTTAAATGCTCGTTATTTCTTTTAGTTCTACCAGACGTGTATATTTTTGTAGTATTTTCGCTAGTATGCGAACTAATTGCTTTGGCATTGGTCAAATCACCATTATTTAAATCGTCCAATAAGTCGAGAAAAGTGTGTTTCATTGAATAAAAATCAGCAGTTATACGATTATAGTAAAAATCTTTGTTTTTGTCTAATTCAGCTTTATTTTTAACTTCACCATTTTTAATAACTAATTTATCTTTAACGTGCTTCCTCCAACGTATAGTAATTTGCTTTGCGCAGTTTTTTAATTCACCAGGAACAAGGCCATGAGAAAATATAAAATCCTCTTTACTTTTTGATAATTGCATTAATTCACTCCAAAATGGAACGGCGTTTTTAATAATTACTTTAGTTTGCCAAATATGCTGCTTACCTTTTTTAATTAAAATATCATATTCTTGTTTTTCTAATCTAACGTGTTTAAATTGTACCGATAGTAATTCCGTACTCCTTGCACCGGAATAGAAAAAAATCTTTCCGTATCGATAAAAAGGATAATTATTGATTTTAAGATGGTCCAAAATTAAACTTACTGTATTTGATTCTAAAGTTTCTCTTTGATTTTTAACGATTGGTTTTTTCTGAATATCCCTTGTGATGTTTATTTCGCAACACTCCCACTCAATCAATTCTTTAAATAATGTAGAAAAGTAGGATTTGAATTTATTGAAATAGTTTGCTGGGAGTTTCATAAACTCAATTATTTCTTTAAACTGACTTCTTTTAAAATCGTAAATTATAATAGTGTCAAATCTTAGTTTTATTGTTGCTTTCTCAAAACGATCTATTGCGTTTTTAATTTGATACAAATGTTCCTTTGTGCCTTTTATATTTTCAAATGCACCACGGAAGGCATCAATTACCAATAATTCGGGATTTAGCCTTGCTAATGGTTTAGGCTCGTCTAAAGCAGTATATTTTTTTAAATAAGGATTATAACCTTTATTGGTTAAAGCTTCGATTTCATCCAGCAGAATAACCTTCGTTATTTTCCTTCTGGATGCTAAATCCATAAATTTATTCATTCCTTTTACCGTAACCGGATAAGTTGGTTTAGGAAATTTCGGATCGTAGAAATAATATTGGATATACCAATTTTTATCTAGTGCTTCTTTGGTGCAGGTTTTCCAATCTTTAGGGTAAACAGTAGGAGTACTGCAATGACATCCATTAGGTAAATAAATGAATTCTTTTGTTCTTGTTTTTGTTTTCATTTAGCTTTAATTTATGTGCGTTTTTATGTGCGATAAATTGCTACAATGTTGAAATTTGATTTAATAAAAAAACCGAAAGCCTTATGTGGTGTGGCTTTCGGCTTTTGCTCCCTCTCTTGGGCTCGAACCAAGGACCCTCTGATTAACAGAGAAAATATTTTAGAGAAAATTATTATAAACCGTTGATTTTCAAGCTACAATTTTATGTAAAAACGCTATTTTTTAATTTTTTGTTACTTTTTTTATGTGCGCAAACATAGTTTTTTCTATTCGATAAACATTTGTGTATCAGTGCCGAAAATATAATTTGCATTTACATTAAACTCTTTAATGAAAAAATAAATGTGATCTACCATGAAATAGTTAACACCTAACTTTATTAAATTAAAATGTTGCTTGGTCATTTTCATTACTCGATATACTTCTGCGTAAAAACGAATTTTACCCAAAGCCTTTAATTCATCTATTACTAAAAATATTTTCTTATTTGTTGAGTTCATTACTACTATTTAAAATACAATAAATTGAAGATTTTATTTTTAGATCATTCTTTTCGTTAACTTCTAAATCAAATTTATAATCATACATTATTCTTACATCTGTTATTTTTGAATTCATTAGCTTTTTTAAATTTATTTCAGAAATTAAAAAAGGCGCAATTACAGCATTACAATCAATATCACCTTCGTATTTCAAAGTAATAACATCATCTCCTTTAATTATAAATGCTAAATAACTTCTGCTTGTAATACATCCTGGAGCAGAGTAAGTAGTTATTGAATAGTATTGATGCTTTTCTGTGATAATCTTTCCAAATTCCAATCTAAGTGAGCGAATTCCTTGAAAAACATCTATTGTATTTCTAACTCTAGTAGTTTTTTTAAATTTATCATAAGTAGAAGTATTTTTACAATCTTTATTTTGAATTGTATCAGATAAAACTTCTTTCTTTATTCCTGACTTTTTAGCATCTAAAATTGATTTCCTTTCTGATTTACTTAAATTTTGACTAAATCCATAAAGCGAAATAATAAGTAATAAAATTGTAAATATATTTTTCATCGTATAAGTTTTAATCTTCAACACATTTAACGAAAATTGCATTTTCATTATTTGGCAAAGAATTTACTGGATGTTTTGTTTCACAATTAATAGGCACATTTTGAACAAAAAAGAATCCGGGTGAATCAAAATTCGCATACTGTCCGGTACATTTACAATCGTTATCGTCTTTTGAACAACTTGACAAAGCCAAAACGGTAATTAACAAAAATATTTTTTTCATAATATTAAAATAAGTGACTTGAAGCTTGTACTCTAAAAATATGTAGTATGCTGCTTCTTTTAATTTGTTGAGGTGGGAATTCATCTTTTTTACTATCGGTTGGTTTGCTAATCAATGTATAATAATTTTCATTTTCTCCTTTTGAAATTACTTTTATCATTCTAAAACCATCATTGGTAACTATTGCGTAAATCTCGCCGAAAGGGAAAAACTCCATCCAATTATTAATTTTTATCAATCCTATTGCATCACCATGACAAATAACTTTTGCCATCGATTGACCAGAAGCACGTACGACACAATCACAACCTTTGAAAAACGGATGACTTATATAAGAATCTGGTTTGCTCTGGTTGTTTTCTACTTCTAAAAAACTAGCGGTAAAGTCAATATCGTAAAAAGGAACTCCAACGTTACTCAATTTATATTTTTCGTTACTCTCTTGAACCAAATTTGTAACATTTTGTTTCAAAATAATTTCCAATAACATCTTTTTTGATTCGTTTATAGGTTCTCCATTTTCGTAGCCACTTATGGTTTTACGGCTAACGCTAATTAAGTTGGCTAAATCTTCTTGAGACAAACCTTTTTTTTTCCTTTCTTCTTTAATATTTAATTCACTCATAATCAATTATGTAAAATAAAACAAAACAAAAAGTTACATTTTATGATAAAAAATGTTACAAAAAACTTGTGTGTAACATTATGTTACATTATATTTGTACCACAGCAACACACAAATATAGTAATTAATACTTGAGTGCTTAATTTTTAACAATATAATCGACAAAAAGAATGAATAATCAGACAACAACCCAAGAAATCAACATTGCAGATATTAAAAGTCAGTACAAGCAATTAAAAAACAAAGTTCTGTTTATCATTGATTTAGCAGAAATAGTACAAAAATCACCAAGAACAATTCGCAATCATTGGTTTGCAGAATTCTGGAGCATTCCGATTGATTATAAAGAAGTGGTTTTGGAGCAAATCACAAAAAGATTATCCGAGCAAAAGCAATCAATTAAAACCGTTCAAAATGCGAATTAATCAATACACAAAAGGAAAATTATACGAGTTGCTTCTTTTTATTTTAGTCGCAATGGTAATCATAACACTAACTGGATTTTCAATTTACTTAATGATTTTGTATGGAGATTAAAAAAATAGAAAGCCGTTTAAACCAGTTGCATATACTCGCAGAATTGGTGATTAAAGAAACTACAATGTTGAAAAGAGAGTTGATCGATGTGGTGTCAAACAACTCTCCCCAAAAGGGATTGACCGCAAAAGCCTTAGTAGATGTAAAGTTGAGAGGAGAAAAAAGAAGAACAAGAACAAAATAAAAAAACCACTTCGGGTAAAAGTGGTTTAAATCAAATTTAAAACGCCGAGCAAGGCAATAATAAAACACAAAGTTATGAAAAATATTCAGAGAAAAAACAGAAAAGCGCATTTAAACGCACGTTGGGAAAAATTGGTAGAATTAAACCGACAACATAAATACACTTCAATGGTGCTTGTAGATGGCGAATTGGTGGCAAATCCTAAACAAGATCAGTACACTAATTTGCTACAACAAATTCACCAAGAAACAATCGGGATATTCATTTTTGATAGAGAAAACAGACCAGAGTACGCAAATCAATTAGAAAATGCTAAAAAGTCAGTTGCTACTTTAACTCAAGGATTTTACTACAATCAAAAATCAGCAGTATGAGTATAGTGGAAATATTAGATAGTGAAAATATTAAATCCACATTAGAACCTTGGATTACAGAGTGTGAAAAGTTTAAAACTTGGTATTGCAAATTAGGAACTCAAGATATAAACGAAATTGAAATGCAAAAAGCCTATTTAAAATTAAATAATAAAATATTAGTAAAAATGGCAATTCATATCACCTTAAAAAACGGCACTTGGTTAATCAATAATAAAAAATACCCAGAATTAACTCAAGCCGAAAAAACTTTTTTTGATGAGTTTATAATATCAATGAAATTGACATTACCAGCATTACAAAAACAACAATAATAATCAAATTTAAAACAAGAGCAAAAATGGAAAATTCAGTTACAACAACAGAAAACAGACAATTAGTTAAAACGTATGCCTTAGATGGAGTACTTCCAAACCTTCACACAGAAGCAAAGGAATTACCAATTGATTTAAGCAGTTCGTATTGGACACCAGAAAACCCAGGTGAATTGAAAAGAGGCTTTTACCAAAGAATTGAAATTGCTACTTATGTAGATGAAAAGACTGGCGAAGCAATTGATTTGCCTTGCATTATTCTAGTTGCGCAAGATGAAAAAGGCGACGTTACAACAATTCGAAACGGATCAAAAAGATTAGTTGCTGCAATAGAAGAAGCGGTAAACGATGGTAGAATTACAGAAGGTATGCCTTTACAAATTACCTTTTTAGGAGAGGAAAAAAACAAAACGAATGCGTACAAATCTGCTCGTTGGAGTGTTAAACCTTTAATTATATCCTAATGACAGATTTAAGCAACTTCTCTGAAGGTGTGGAATTAATGGATGCGAGTATTCAACATACTCGCCCATTATCTGAATATCCAACACCAGAAACAATTACCAATTTCTTAATGCAAGGAATTGCACCACAGCATATATATACTGCTGACATAAACAAAAAAGGCTTAGCGGTTCAAGATGAAATGGATAAATATTTGTCTAACGAAGCTTTGAGTTCTGGAATGTTAAAAGAAGCTTTAAAAACTCCGATGCATTTTTCTTTTTCTTTAGATGGTGATAAATCAGAATTACAAAAGTTACAAGGTGAAAAAGGGCATTTTAACTTAGGTAACTATTTACACCAAGCGGTTTTAGAACCTAGAAAATTTAGCCGAGCAATTGTAGAGCCTAGTTATTCTCTTGCGAGCGGCGAAGGCGTGAAAGTTGGTACAGAGTTTTGGGAAAACACCATAAAAGAACAAGGATACGGATTTGATGAAAGCGAAAATCAATTAACACCTTGCGAAGTTTTGCAAATGTCTTTAGATGCTGTTAAAAATGCTGGATTAGATATAAATAAGCAAGACGGTAAAAAAGCGTATTTGAAAGGCTTGAAAACTCTTTCAGGTTTAGAATCTGTTACAGAAGAAAACTTCTTTAAAATTAAAATTCTTAAAAAACATTACGAGCAATACGGTGGCGGAATTCTAAAACGATTACTAACCCATTCCAAAAGAGAAATTTCTCTTTATGCTACCGATGCAATTACTGGTTTAGATGTAAAAGTACGTCCAGATGCAATGCAGTTCAAAGAAAATATAGGAGTAGATGCTATTATATCTGTAAAGAGTTCCGGAATTGAAGATTTAAGAGCGTTTTATCACCAAGCAGCTAAAATGCATTACGATTTATCAGAAGGTATGTATCAAGAAGTGGCAACTCAAGTTACTGGTAGAGATTTTAATACTACTATAATGATAATGTTGCAAACAGTTGCACCTTTTGCCGTTGCCGTTTTAGTTTGGTCGCCAGAAGACATTGAAACTGGAAAACATAAATACAGAACTGGAATAAACATAGCAAAAGAAGCTTTAGATAAAAATTATTTTCCTGGTTATGATTCATTTGCAGAATCTGGAAATTTTGGACTTATTCAAATGACTTTGCCTAGATGGAATAATAAAGAATTCCTACCATCCGAAATTAACAACTAACCTAACTATAAAATGGGAAAATCAAGAACTATGAGTGTTTGTGTTTCAGACATTCCAAAAGAAAAACTTTTTAGACACGAAAACGGAAAAGTTTATTTACTGCTTCAAAGTTATGATTACGATGCACCAGATAAATATGACAACGACTTTTCCGTATCGATGCAATTAACAAAGCAAGAACAAGAAAATAAAAAAGCTGGTCAAGATGTAAAACGAGTTTTTTTAGGAAACGGACGGATTTGGGACGATAAAGGAATGCAACCATTAACAGAGGAAGAACAAGACGATTTACCTTTTTAATGAATACCTATCAAACATCCAACGGCGAGCGGTTCACACAAAGTCAGATTGAGCGAAAAATTACAGAGGCTAAGGCAAAAGCTTTAGAAAAGCAATGTAATGAACACGATTATAATTTTTGCGAAAATTGCGGACGTAACGCATCAAATACGAGATTAGATTGCTCTCACGGTATAAGCGTAAAGAGAGCAAAAGAAGAAGGAAAAACAGAGCAATGCTGGAATGTAGGTAATATCGAAATACTCTGTCGCGCTTGCCATCAAATTAAAGACAAACTGCATTTACAATTTTAAACTATGGAAACACCTTTTGAAATAACAAATAACGCAATTGAACAAGTAAAGCAAAACAACTTAAACTATTACAATAGAGTAATCGAATTCGCTGAGGTTTGGGTTACTTCTCAAATGCGAAATTTTACAAGTGAAGATTTAAAATCTGCATTCTTTGAAAAAGGAAACGAACTACCAAGGCAACCAGCAGTTTTTGGAGCAGTTTTTAGAAGGTTATCCAGGGAAGGTTTAATATTTAAAAACGGATTTTCTACTGCAAAAAATAAAGTAGCGCATTGCAGAATATTACAAATGTGGATCAGCAAACAATACCGATTAAAACAACAAAAAAACAGAATTACAAACAGAAATCAAATATCAATTTTTTAATTAAAATAATTATGGACATCAAAAATAAATCCAAAATATGAAAGCACCAGCATTCCAATTTTACGCTCAAGATTTCTTAACCGGATGTACTTATTTGACTAACGAAGAAATTGGAATGTATATTAAAATGTTATGCAAACAATGGACAGATGGAAAAATACCCAAAAAAAGGCTTGGGTTTCTTCTGGGTTTAGAGTGGGTTTCTTTATCGGACGAATTAAAATCAAAATTTGAAGATTTAGGCGAATTTATAATCAACAAAAGGCTTGAAATCGAAAGAGAAAAGAAGGTAAATTTTAGAGAAAAACAAGCGGAAAACGGCAAAAAAGGTGGCAGACCGAAGAAAATAGATAGCTCGGAAGACACTGAAAAAGCAGAGAAAAAAACCCAAACAAAACCCAAGCCTTTTAAAAACATAAAGCCAAATGATAGCCAAAAAAAGCCTTTAGAAGAAGAAGATGAAAATAGAAATAAGAAGATAGAAGAAGTAAAAGAAAAAGAAAAAATCGATTTTCCATTTTTTACAGAAAAATTTAAAGTGCAGTGGCAACTATGGAAAGCTTATAAATCTAAAGAATTTGGTTTTAAATATAAATCAATTCAAAGTGAACAAGCTTCTTTGTCCGAATTATCAAATTTAGCCCAAAGCAAAGAAACATTAGCAATTTTAATAATCAATCAATCAATCGCAAAAGGCTGGAAAGGATTTTTTGAATTAAAAAACACAATAGAAAATGGAAAAGCAAACACAAACATCAGCTTCGCCAAAAACCGATAGTTTAACAATTATCGGAATCAGGAAATATGAATTTCTTAAAACATTTAATCCAGAGGAATTAACTGCCGATCAGAAAGAGCAAATGCGAGTTTTTGAAAACAAGCAAAAAACCCCAACTCCAGAGCAGATTGAAAAATACCATGATTACCTTGAAAAAATAGCAAAGCCAAAAGAAATAATTCAGTTTACAACGTCGGCAAAGGTTCTATGGCAATTATTCAAAGCAAATTTCCCAATAGTAAACCAAAGACCATTTATAAAAATTGGCGGTATTGATGGAGTTTCTACGAAGAATTTAGAGCCGTTAGTTTACTATTTCTCAAAGGATGAACGCTTTTTTGAATGTGAAAATTTATCCAAGTTATCCGAACCCAGTTTTGACAAAGGTTTATTAATAATCGGAACATTCGGCAACGGCAAAACTTCTACAATGAAAGTTTTTGAACACATTTTTAAAAGCATTCCTGGTGTAGGTTTCAAAGGATATTCTGCAAACGAAGTTGTACTACAATTTGAAAAGTGTAGTGGAAATTCTGCAGATGCCTTGAGAACCGAATTTATAAAAAGAATGTACAACGGAAATAGATATTTTGATGATTTAAAAACCGAACGAATTGCTTCTAATTTTGGAAAAGTTAATATTTTCAAGGAAATTTTAGAGGAAAGATATAATCGTAAATCAAAAACATTCATCACCGCAAATTTCAAAGAAGGATTTGAAAACGACATTGAAGCAGCAGTTGATGAATTTGGAGAAAAATATGGACCAAGAGTTTATGATCGTTTATTCGAAATGTTCAACATAATTGAATTTAAAGGCAAATCTTTTAGAAAATAGCTATGAGAACAAAAAGTTATTACGGCACGTTTTGGATTGTTTTTGAAGGCAAAAATCCTAGAATATATGACAAAAAACTATCTTTTAAATTTGAGAATTTATGGATAACAAAAGAAGAATTTAACCTTTTTTCATTTAGTTTTTATGATCGTTTTGAAATAATAATTTTAAGTTTTTCATTAAAGTTTTATTACTAAAAAATGGACTTTAAACTTAAAATTATAGAAATAGTAAACAAAAAACACCAAGAAACAAAAGGGCATTGCGGAACTTACATGGTGGATTTCATAAAATTATTAAAAATAAAATATTCTCAATTAGAACCAATTTTATCCGAAATGTACAACCAGGAGCAAATAGAAATCCGAGAAGGAGTAAACGGATATTTAGTAATGAAAAAAAATAAAGTAAAATGAAAAAAAAAACCAAAGAAACAACTTATATAAAAGACATTTCAGAAACAACAAAATCTAAAATAATAGAGTACTTCAAAACTAACAAAAACAATTCATCACCAGAGATTTCAAAAAAATTTGGAGTATCCGGAAACAATGTAGATGCGATATTAAATAATTATCTAAAAACAAAAATACATGGATTTGAAAAACGCTTTTAATCAGTTAATACCTTCTGAATTTGGTGCAGAAATGGATCTAAATTTACTAGAAGGATGTATAAAAATTGTAGAATTAGCCAAAGTAACTGCAATTCAGCAATATTTATTAGAACACGGATCAAACGATGAAATTATTAATTCTAAAGAGCGACAATTGAGGAAAGAATATAATCAAAAAACGGAATAAAACGATTTATAAACAAAAATAAAAAACCTAGGAAAAACAAAGGTTAATTTAACTTCTTACACCAATCAAACACCAAATAAAAACAACATTATGAAAACACTACTAATATTATTACTTTTTACTACGATTGCATTTTCTCAAGGAAGTCCTTACGTTTCCGTTGCAGCAGATTTAAGAAACGGAACCATCGGCAGCGATCCGACCAATAATGAACCAAAAGCAGATTTACTATTTCGTGCCGGAATGATCAGCAATAAAAATTTAAAAATCGGAGTTCTTTACGAAACTTTTAAAGCAATTGACTTTCAAAAATATGGTTTTGAAATCGGTCAACAAATTTCTATTACAGAAAAGATAAAGCTTATTCCAACAATAGAGGCTACAATAATTATTCGTGAAAGTTTAAACCACCTTAACGCTGGAATAAATGGGGAATTAATTTATATGCTTAATGACAATTTTGGCATTTCAGCAATTGCTAATTATAGTACCAGTACAGATCTAAACTATTACTACGGTGGTAAAAATTATAGATTTAGCGGTTATCTTGGTTTATACTGGAGGTTTGATCCTTATGCAAGATGAACAACGGTTCTCGGCTGGAAGCAGTGGCAAATTTCGGAAACGTAAATTTTCCGTTACTAATGAATTTCTTGCGAAAGATAGACGTGAATTAACCACATATTTTGCCATTGCTTTCAAACCGATGTTGTGCGATGGTGCTTTTAAGAATAAACGGTTTGGACGACCTTAAAAAATCCACAAAAAAATAATATGGCAAAATTTAGAAAAAAACCTGTGGTAATTGATGCAATTACTTTTGAAGAATTTGTT